TTGTACTCATACATCAGAAATCCGCACTATCCTCACCTGTTCGTATCATTTGAGCAACACGCTCACTGCGTGCGCCGACCTGTTTTGCATACTTGCTGTCAAGTAACTCATCAGCGGCGGCGTGGTAATCCCTGCGCTGTAAGCCATCCAGCATTTTTACGAATCCATGCAAGCGCGGCAAACCCATATTAAACGCAAGGTCTGCCAAGGCTCTCTGCCGTACCTCATCCAGATCACGCCACCATGACAAGCCGTTATCAAGCTCATTCTCTACAATTTGAATATCGTTTGCTAATAGGTAATCTATTTCATCCTCGGATAACCCACGATCTACCAGATTTCGGCCTACGCCGATTGTTTCAATACCAAGGTGATCTTTATACACCTTGCCCTTAACGCCTTCATGGAAGCGCATCTGTTTGATAAATCTGTTCTTGTTCATTTGTCTGCCTTCATTTCTAATCTGTCAAAAATTTTGCCCAACATATCTTTGATGTCGCGGATGTCCTCACGGTAATCATCACGCCTGACATATGTTTCTGGTAAAAGGCTTGCCCAGCTTTCAACCCTATCACTCAAAGCGGTGATTCTATCCCATATGGTTTTGATAAAGAAACCCACCAAAAGAGTACCCACAAACCACAAAACATTTGCCAAGGTAATATCTTCCATCACAACGCCTCAGTACACGAAAATGTGATGCCGTACCGCGAAACCTCATTTGTATCCCAGCCTAAGTCTGCTGAATCCATTCTGAATACACCCTGCGCCTCTGTGTAATCTACCGCCGCCCCATCGCTTGCCGCCGTTTTGATGGCTGGCTCAATGTTTACACTGGCAATCCCTGATGAATTAGATGTTGCGTTATCAACAATCATGTAAAGTTTAGATGCCCCCGCTGTACCTATCTGAATGTAATCACCAGCCTTGAAAATGTTTGTCAAATTGGCGTTATTGGTATTGATAGATATTGTAAAATCCCCAACACTTATCGCCCCATCTAGCGTTGCGGATGTGGTTGCACCACCCTGTATTGTTTTTGCATCAGGATCACCCAGAAGAAACGTGCCTTTGCGACCATGTAGTTTCATCATAAACGCTTCCCAATTCGCCGCCTGTTCACGCATCATGGGCGGCAAAGTAAGCGTGGCAGTCCAAAGCGCATAGCCATAATCAAAGACTTGCTGTTGCCCTGTAAACGGTGATTCTGACATAGCTGTGGCACGTTTCAGCGTCCAACGTGCTTTTGAAAAAGCTGGCGCAGTTGGCAAGGTCAATGGATAACTTGGAGCCGCCATTAGCTAAACGCCTTCGACACTGCGTTACCGCGCTTTTTACCATCAATCATTGCACCGATTGTTTCTTGTTTAATTCTTGGCATCATGCTCATTACCTCTGCCCTCACAGTTTGGGCAACACCTGTTGTAACATTGATTGTCTGATTGACCACTGGTTGCTGTCCGCCGCCCATCATGTTCATTGAATCATGATTGTTGCGTATAACCCCTGCTGAATGAGGTATAAACAACTCAGGCCCACGCTCTCCAACTAAAACGGGGCCACCTGTTGCTCTGGCTGGTATTCTTCCACCCTTTGCAAATGCCATAAAGTTATCAGTTCCCCCGCCAACTGAACCCCCGCCGCCAAAGCCAAAACTAAAGCCACCTGTAGCCGCACCAAGTATTTGCTTGATAATAAATGTTTTGATTGCTTCTTTGATAAGCTGTTTTACAAAATCTCTAAATATATCTTGGAATCCATCAAGCGATAACTTGCCTTCCATTAGACCATCTGCCAATGAATCAGCAACAGAATCAGCCGCTTGTTCTGCCGCTCTTTTGAAATTCTGGAATGTAGGGTCCATTTCTTTTAATTTTTGCTCAAGTGCCGCATTTGCCTGATTGAAAACATCAGTCTGCAAACCACCATCTGCCAAAGCCTGATTAAGCGTTTGTTGAACTTCTAATAGTTTTTCTTCTTCTGTTTTAACACTATTAATCAATCCTTCGGCTAATTGTTCTGCTTCATTTTTCTTTTTTAACTGTGCAGTTAGACCAGCATTTGCTTCTATCTGTTTCAATATTTCTTCAGACCTACCGCCCTCTAAATTACCCATATTAAAAGCCGCTTCTATCTGCGCTATCTCTGCCGCTGTTTTCCCCTCAATTTGTGCCTTGAGTATTGCCTCTTTTTGTATGAGTGCATCCAGTTGTTCCTTGCCTTTTTCATTCTGTGCCAACCTTTCAGCGGCTAGTTTTTGCGCTTCTCTTTCCGCTTCATTTTTCGCATCTATCGCGGTTTTTAGGTTTTGTTCTTCTAAAGCTAATGCCAGAACAGTATCTGCCCTTGCCTGACCCTCTGCGCCAAGACTTTGCAATATTCTCTCTTGCTCAATCAACGCTGGACTTTGATTCTCAAGCTCCATCGTCAACAGCTTGTTGGCATTAGTCATGCCATCTATAGCATCTTGAACTTTCTCTCTGGCTTTTATTTCTGCTGGTGTGGCGGCTGTATCTCCGCTTGCGGCTGTAGATGTCGTGCCTCTACCCGCCCTTCGCATCATTTCTGCGGCCTCTTGAAGTGCAGATGATTCACCTCTCAACGCGGCTATTTCTGCTTTTAGTCCCGCGACCTGATTTTGAAAACCTTTCGCACTCCCAGCCGCTAATGCAAAATCGCCATCTGGGCCTATAAGATTTTCAAAAAATTCACCAAAACTAAGACCCGCTTGTGTTTTCTGTAGTCTTTCTGTAGCCTTAGCAAGCGCATCCTCTTTTTCTTTAAGCTCTACCGCAATCTCTGCTTGCCTACTAAGACTTTTGACTGTGGCATCACCTTGTTCCTCTAAAAGTCCTATTGCAGTCAAAAATTGATTGGTTGCATTGGTGGCATCTACCAAACCGCCAACAATGCCTGATAGTGCTGGCAACAAAGGGGTGAGAACATTAACAGCTAATTCCTCAAGGGCGGCTGTAAGGGCTTTTGATTGGTTAGCAAAACTGCCTGATGTTCTTGCGGCATCACCTTGGGCATCAGTTGTGCCAGCCATGATAAGGTTTAATCTGGCTTGCACTTTCTCTTGATTGGTTGCTTCTTGGGATGTCTTATTGATACCCATTCGGAATAATTCTTGCTGAAGCGTTGCCTCAGTAATTATAATTCCAAAGCGTCTTACAGTCTCATGGTTGCCCACGATCGCAGACTGAAACGCCGCCATCGTTTCGGTATCAGAGGCGTTGTTAAATGACGCAACATCGACCGCTAGTTTAGTCAGTTGAGTTGACAGTTGTGCGGCTTCACCTCTAGCAAACCCCAGAGGTACAAACGTATCCTGAACGCTTGCCGCCATCCCCTCTAATTCATGAGTGCTTCGACCAACGGAATCTCCGAAAGCCTCAAGCTCGCTCCTTACTGTTTTGGTAAATTCACCAAAGACAACAGAAGATTTGGCTTGCATTTCTTCAACGCCAGAGGCGAATTTGACCAATGCCAACCCAGCCCTAGCTGTCTGCATGACTATCGCGGCGGCAAAAACAGCTTTCGCGGCTGTAGCTATTTTGCCAAAACCACGGCTGGCGGATTTTTGGGTGGAATCCACCCTGCGATCAAACTGTGCCAGCTTTTGATTTACATCTTTGAGGTCAGCTTCAATCCTGACGAGTAGTGTATCAACAGTTGCCATCAGTCAGGGTATAACTCCATCAGTTCATGCAGTTCATTCTTTCTTAGCGGGGGCGGCTTCCCACCAGAATGAAACTCAGCAAAGCCTTCGACTGCGGCGTAAAATTCTGGAAAGCTCATATCCCAGAAAACTTGCGGGGGGATACCCATTTTACCAAGGGCTGTCTGCATCCATTGCTCCCACGGAAGCTCATCTACACTAGCCGATTTTCCTCCGCCTTTTCCTCGTTTCCCTCATCTTCTCCCGCACTCAAAACTGTCGAGAGAATTTCGCCAATAGCTTTCATTCCATCAACAAGGCCAGCACCCCACAAAGCATTGCCAACCTCTTTTGCATTTACATCATTTCCCCCAGCGCGAATAGCTGGTGTCAGAATGTTCACCATTTGCGTGGTCGTTAAATCACCTTGAGAAAGAGCTTGAGTCACTTTTACGATTCCCAAGCCACACTCATCCTCAATTCTTTTAACGACATCTAACGTAACCCTAGCTTTGTATTTCTTCTCCCCCAGAGCTATCGTCATCTCCCCGCGCTTTGGATTTGCCATCGGCCTTCTCCTTGGTCTCTACCAATAATTCTTCGCCCCTCTGGGCTATATCATGGACACTAGCGGCTGTGTATGTTTTACCGCCGCACTTAAATTTCCCGCCTACTTCTAATTCAGAAGCAGGGGGAATGTTGAAGATGGTAGCATCATCACCAATCATCATATGACCAGCAAATTTTTTGCCACCAACCTCAATCTCTACTTGTTCCCAAGCCATTACGCTATACCGTTGCGAATGTAATTGCGCCAGAGCTTTCAAATGTGAAGCTGTAAGTCACTTCGCCATTATACTCACCGCCATATTCAAGGGTGGTCAACATGAATGACCCTGTGAACGTGCCGAAATCTGGAACAAGGAATTGATAGTTTGTCAAAGCTGATACATCAAATTTTCCCTTCAGGGTTGTCTCTGATGCGCTATCTGTGAAAACGCCACTGCCTGTAACAGTTATTGAGTTTACACCACCTTGAGCAAGAATTGTTCTCGCTCTTGCTGAGTCTTTGTTTGTTACATCAACCATCTCATCATTCATGGTGAGTGAGGTTGAACGCATACCGCCAATAGTAGTGAAAGCCTCTGGGCTTGAGCCATCTCCGATTTTCATTAGTAGGGCTGAACCCTTTTGTGCCGCCATGTCTAAATCTCCTTGTACTAGCTGTCTGACACAACGGCACGAAATCGCATGACACCATGCCGCGTTATTCCATCACCTTCAGTTATGGTTGTATGAAACTCCTGTCTCATATTGACCATTGAAGCACCCGAAACAGATAATGAGCTATCATGCAATAAGTCATGCACCTGTTTCATAATATCTTTAATATCACGGTTTCCCCGATATTGCGACCAAATATGTACTGTGAGCGTGTGTTCAAAAATATCTTTATCTTTGCTTGAGTTATCAGATATTGTTTCTTCACCAATACGGATATATGGATATGCTGTATCTGTTGGTACGTCATCAAATACACCAGTGATTGCTGAACCACCAGCATCAGTGATGCTCCCGCCATTCAAAGCGGAAAACACGGCTTTCTGTAATTCAAAACTATGGATTGACATTACTTTGCCTTAAATAATTTGGCTTCTAAAGCCCTGATCTTCGACCTGTTGGCCTCTAATGCTGGTTGCAAAAACGGCCTTGCCGCCATTTTGGATGTCCCAAATTCCAACGCCTCTGAATACTTAGCACCTGACTCCACGCTTGCACCAAGGTTATTAGCATCCAGTTTTAGCCTTATGCTACCAGCTAATATCCCCTGATCTGTTTTTGGCGGTTCCCCTGCCGCTGATCTCTGGGCTGTCTTTCCCCCTCGCTCGTAGGTAACGCCGCTTCTCCCACCCTGATTTATAGAGTCAACAGCAGTATTCCTCACTAAATTCCCAGCCGCCCCGACAATCTGTCTTGCGCTTGCCTCATATTGCGTCTTAACGCTCTGTGTACGGCTCTTGCGTATTACCTTGGTCTTGATACTAGCCATCAGGTTGCAACGCCTTCCTCTGCCAAAATTTCCAGATACTTGTCACGCTCACCTACGTTTATAATACGCTTGATGTTGAATAAGCGGTTGTATGTGGTTCCGTCTACTGTAAAAGAATAAAGAATCCTATGGGCTATTGTCAGATTTCGTCTGTGCCTGATCGTTATTTTATGGGTTGTTCTGTCCTCATTCTGATCACCATAGAACCTCTCGCCCCCGCCCACGGCCTCTATGCGACCGAACGTGGTGGCAAACGTTGAGAACGAACCTGACGAGCCACCACCACCATCTGCACTCGATGCCTTGCTTTGCAAAGCCAGAGAATGTTGCATTTTACCGATAGCCAACAGCCATTCCCCCATTGAAAGGTGAAACACCATACCGCATGATAACGTATGGTTGTAACAATGATGTAATCAAAGCTGGTGCATTTAACGCCCTGCCTTCATCATCGCCTCTGTGTTCATAAAGGTGCGTAACATATTCCAACATAGCAACGCGGATTGGCTCTGGTATTGATGACCTAGCATCCCCATATCCCGCCGTGTAAAGCACCTCAATGCCGTTTGCATTTCTTAAATCAGTAGGCCATGACCCGCCATCTCTCAAAACAACCCGCGCTGGCTCTCTTACCGTATCAACAAAATAATTTGAGGCGGCAAGTGTCGTAGCCGTATTATCATCAGCATATGATTTGATACTGGTTACAGATTGCACTGGTGAACGCGGTAACTCAATGTAGTTGACCCTTGGCGTATCAGAATAGCCAGTGTGGAAACCTTCCTTGAGCGGCACATCAACCTCGCCAATGGCATCCAGAGATAAAGTAAAAACCGTGGTGAGAAATGTTCTATTTGTGTAATCTTCTGCCCAGAACCTAGCCGCTTTGATAAGATTATTTATGAGCGTAGTATCTACACCTGAATCAACCCTCAAATAGGATATGGTTTCAGCCGCATCTAGCGGCTCATTCTGTGGGGCTGTTGTAATGGTCAATCCGCTCATGTTTTACCCCTTACACCGCTATTTCTTGCGCCATGATTATGCTTTGCAAACGCTCTGCACCTGATGAGTCACTACTACCAAGAACTCTATTAAGATAAACAGTCATTGCACTAGAATTATTATAAGCCATTGTATAGGTTGTTGCTGATGTAGTGTTTGGGCTATCTTCAAATAAAATATTGGCCATATCTATAGTGCTATCGTTGTTGGCATCTAATGATGTGACGGTCTGTGCTATTCCACCACGCCTGTTTGATTGGTCTGGTTGTCCAAGTCTTGTGCTTCCATTTCGATACAATGTCCAAATTGTATCATGTGAATCTACGCTAGGTTCAAAATGAACAATTGCATGAATTAATATTTTAGAAGTTGCAGAAGTAGGAGTTATTGTGACTTCCATTTTTGCAGTGCTATCACTTGCATTGGCGGCAGAAAGCAAAAGATACTGATTTGCTGTTGAAGCTCCAAAGGTAACTGGCGGTTGTGGCGCGGCAGTCTCTTGATGCACAACAACTTGCAAAACCTTCCCAGTGCCACTGCCGCCCCCAAAATCAGCTAATGTTCTCGCCTGTGTCATCCCTTACCCCTACGGCTTTGTCGGCCATTTAACATCATCTAACGATGAATATGTTTTAGTTATATCACGCAAGTCTTGTCGATACTTTTTCTGTGCATCAGTCATTTCAGGCGTATCAGATGCGTCCCACCAATCTGTCTCAGATAATAATCTTGTACGTTCTAATCTTAATCTATTAAGGTCAGCGGCTTTTTCTAGCTCCGCCTGTTTTGTTGCAACAGCAGATGCATCCCAAGAAACTACTTTGTTGTCTTTATCCATAGCGACTGCTTCTGCGCCATAGCCTGAAATTAAAGTAACATTATTATATAATGCTCTGATTGCTTCATGTTGCATTTTTATGCTCCTATCTCTTGGATAGTCATAAAGTTAGCGTTTAGTCCACCATAGTTATTACTAAAAACATTACCAATGTAGACGGTTCCACCTGTCCCATTTGAACATCCAGCACGGACACTATAAGTACGAGCAGAAGTTGATGATGCGGCTCTTACAACATTAAATGAAACTACGTTGCCGTTGTTACTGTAGGGCGATGCCCCAGACCAAGCACCTAAACAAGTGCTATCTTCAAACAGTGTCCACATCAAATATTGACCGTTAGAGCCTGCTGAGAGTTGGAACGCCGCCTGTATCAACAAAGTGCTTGATGCCGCTGTTGGTGTAAACGCTATGCTAAATACTTCCGTGCCTTCAGAAATTGTGGGGGTAGTGTTGTCCTGTGGTATTGTTGCAGAATTGCTTGTGTTTGCGCTTTGATCAGATGCAAACTTTAATAATTTGCCACCAGCGGGTAAGTTTGTAAGTGCAGAACCATCCCCGCTAAATGATGTGGCGGCGATTGCTCCTCCAAACGTACCCCCAGCGGCTTTGCTAACTGTATCACTAACAACAAACTTTTCATATTTGACTATTTCAATCACATTGCCAGCGGCGAGTGCAGATAGACCACTAATTGTGTTTGCTGTGCTTGTGTTGTAATCTGAACCCGCCACAAGTGATACGCCATTCAAACTGACATCTAGCTGTGCGCCAGCGGGAAACTCAATAGCCACACCACTATCATCATTGCCGCTGATAGATGTCTCACTACCAGAAGCGGTCTTATAATATCTTGTGCGTGTGACTTCTGCTTGGTTTTTGGCAATGTTGAACACATCATAAACCAGAACCTCAATGACATCACCGCTGGCTAATGCTGATAATGAGCTTATTGTGTTGGTGGTGCTTGTTCCATAATCAACTCCATCAACCAACAAAACGCCATTTAGAAATACATCAACAAAATTACCATCAGTAAATTTGAGCGTGATGCCATTATCATCTAAGCCAGATATAGATGTAGCCCCACCACTTGATTGGGTATAATAATATCTTTGTCTGACCCCGAACTCAGGTGATTTTCCTATGTATGGCATTAAATCTCCGCAATCATCATGTGTGTGCAGTTTGTACTGGTTGCCCCTCCAAAGGATGACGAGCCAGCCGTGAAGTTTTGTGAGTTACCTGTTGAAAGTAATTGAGGATTAACGTGTAAACTTGTAACACCGTCTGCTCGTATCTCAATATCAATAGCACTGCCATCGGTGTTATTTACTTCGGCACTCATGTAATACACACCATTATCTCCGTTACCATCATTTGACATACCTGTCATTGCGCGTACGTTTACACAGGTGTCATTAATAAATAGTGCCGCCATATATGAATTTCCTACGTTAGCAACTTCTCCTAACACAAGATAAACCTCTACGATAATAGTTGAGGTTGTTTTGGTTGGCGTAAAATCGTGTTGGAAAGCCTGTGCGCCTTCAGTAATTAAAGGCAGTGTGTTGTCTCTTGGAATAGTTCCATCGTTTGCCAAAGCCTTTGGCGGTATTTCAATGCGTGTAATCTTGGTTGAGCCACTTGCACCCATATCCGCTAATACTCTTGCTCTACTCATGTTGACCTCAACTTTCTGCAAATCCGTAAAGCAATAAAGTGCCTGTAGCAGAACTACCTGAATCTGCTGAAGATGTTGAATTACCAGATGTGACAACAAGCCTAAGTCCAGAATAGCTTGTTGTGTTAGCCCTAACTGCCGCGCCATTTGTTGACACAACATTTGTATTTGCGTTGACCATATAGGCTATAAGCGCATTTACAGTCGTAAATTCGGATGCGAAAGGTGCATAAATTGACATTTCATAATAAGATGGTTTCGTATCTTCAACAGTATTGTAAAGAAAATTAAAATAATCTTTGTTTTGCCTTCCCTGACTCCTTCCAGTGCTACTATCAGAATCAAAGCCGTGACTTATAAAATCAATATCAGCCGTAGTATCAACAGACCCATCACTGGCTTTCAAAAATTGAAATGAGTGTGATGTGTCAGAGTCACCAGTATCCTCACCCACTAAATCCCATATTAATTTATAATGGTTAAAGTCTGCGTTAAATAAATTGGTGAAATCTTGAATTGAACTAGATGTTGATACTGTTGTTTTAGAAATAAATCTAAATCCGCTGTTACTGCCTGCGCCTGTGACAGTGCCAGTGAACGCATAATTATCTGTCAAATCTAGGCTCTCAGACCTCAATTTCGAAAGTGCCATGCCTCACTCCACCACATCAGGCCAATCATTAATTGGTGCGTTGCCAGTTGGCTCACCATCTTTCATTGGCGTATCCCATAATGCCATAAACTCAGACATATCACTAGCATCATTTATTTTCTTCTCTATCGCCTCGCAAGCTGTACGGACTGCCGCCCTGTAAGTTGTATATTTTGAATCTACCGACTTTGAGCTATCTTCTGCCGCTCTCACCACCATCCAGTCTGTAGGCGCAAGTAATCCGTTTGCGGTTTGCTTCACCTCTTTTATTTGCATTGTTTTTAAGCCATCCGTAACGCCTTGCTTACCTGTAGATGGATCAACAACAGCTTTGCCATCATCATCAACCCAAAGTGTATCAACAAGGCTTTTTTCAATGAGCTTGCCGTCACTATCTCTGCCGTAATAAAATCTGTTATCATAAGGGGCGGGGTCATCTACCCATATTAGTCCCCTAGATTTTTTTGTTGCATCATCCCAAACTGATGCCCAGTTTTTTGGATGCTGATAACCTTCATCATCCGCCCACGCCATACCCTCTTTTAGAGTTTTTGTTTTATACTTCCACATCACTATCTCCTATCGGGCATTGGAAAATTTTTGCGGCACTTCAGCAAATGCTAGATAAACATAGGTATGACTGCTTCCATTCCATTCAGCATTTGTGGTATTCATTTTGAAACCGTTGCTAAGTAGTTGAATAGCATTGACTCCATTGTCTCCTACTTCTTTGGCTTCTGAGTTCGCGGTTAGATACGCGCCAGTTCCTATTGAATAATTCATTCGCGGCGACCGTGCAGAATCATATATCCACCATCTTCCAGTTTGAGTTATGACCTTGCCTATTACCAGTCTGGGACGAAAACCTAAATATACATATACGCCATTTGTACCGCTTGAGTTGCCCCTGAACTTGCCAAACTTACTGAAACCTTCAATTTCTGAAAACAGATATGCAATATAATTGTTGCCTGTAACGTTTGAACCTACTGTGTAATTTGTGCCAAATGTTGTGGTTGTAAACAAAGACGCCATATCGCCATTGCCAGCTTTGTCTAACTCTCCCAGTGTATCAAAGCGCAACGTGTAGTTGTCTGAAGTCAAACTATCGTGCCATATCAACCAGTTGCCAGAATCCACATCAGCATTATTCAATGATTTCGTGATTACAAGACTTGGCCTTTTACCAAGACCATGACCAAAGGATGCTGTTCCAGAACTACTTAAAGTCCCAGAATATGAAACCATGCTAAATCCAGCCGTATCATTGACTGTCTCAACTGAAAGCAAAGTGCCATCAAAATTTGTTGATCCAAAGAGTGAGTTTGTATTTATCTGACCGCCCATAGCAGAATGATAATGGCAAAAATAATACAAGGTGGGTGCAGATGCGGCCACTGTAATCGCTACTGTTCTGGATGTGGCTGAGTTAAAATTATTGACATAATCTGTTTCTGAAACCGCGACCCCATCTAGCGTATAAACAACGCCAGTAGAATACGTTGTGCCACCCCCATGAGAGCCATTTGATGTTGTGCTGAATTTCATAGGGTGTCCATTGACAGTGCTATGTGAAACGTCAAATGTATATGTTCCGCCTTCTTGTAAATTCAAAGTGACTTGGGATTGATCAAATGTTGCGCTATCCGTTGAATTTCTAAATTGATATCTATTGCCCTGATCTGTTGCCACCACCCTCACTTTATAGGTTTTTGTAGGCGAGTCCCCGCCAGCCTTCCAACACCAACCGACCATAGTGGTAAGGTTTTGATTCGTTCCGCTCTGCCCTCCCGTCCCCATCGCTACAGTAAAGCCATCATTGTCAAAACTTGTTATTGTCTGCTTGTCACTTTCAGCAGATGTAGCATTGCTGAATAGCCTTACCCCAGCACCCCTCACAGCATCATGCCATTCGTGATATTGCAAACCTGCATTTGGGTTTGAAGCGGGGCCACCCCTGCCTTTCGTCCATACCCAATCAGGACGAAATTGTAATCCGTTTATTTCTTGTGAATCACCAGCGGAGGTTCCGTTGCCTGTCCATAGAAGAATATCAAAATGATCATCGGCTTGAGTGTTTTGACTAGGGCCGATTGTGATGTCTAGGTTTGAGTTCGCCATCGCCAAGAAACCAGATGGCGGCGAGTAATAAAAATTACCCACACCATTACCATCTGCGTTGCCTTGTGCGGTTTGATTGCCAGCGAATGTACCATCCTGACCAAAGTTGAATACAGAATTAACGCCTTGACTCTGATACCCCATCCAAGATGGAGAAACGCCAGTGTCAACTGTCCAAGAGGCATCTTCACCAGTTCCAGCGGCTGGATCACCACTGCCATCCCAAGTTCCGTTTTTCCCTACCCATAGCTTTTTGGCGTCAACGTCAAGCGCAAACATAATAATGTCATTGTTTGTCCAAGTTGCAACATTGTTATTGGTAATTGTACCCATATAAGTGCTAGTGCCAGACATAGTCGCTGAACCGCCATTTCTAAGCCAAGCAACGCTATAATAACTACCAGTTGTTGCACTGGTCATAGTCATTCGCTGGTCGGTGATTCCAAGATAGGGATAAGTTAGCGTTGACCCTTCTGCGTGAACTTCCCAATACCATTTACCAGTCGTTGGATACCAAGTAGATGTTACCCCACACAAATCTGCACTGTACGCAGTTGCAATGCTTAAATTGCCTTCTTTAAGTGTTGGGTATGTGCCAGCAGTCAGTGGGTTAAGGGTGCAAAAATTATTAGTCGGGCTATCTGGCACGACATCGCTTGAGACTATACTACTGCCTATAATCTCAAAATTGTTTCCGTTACCAGACTGATCATCACCAATGTTATTCTGGGCTGTAGTTCCTGCGGATGTGGTGGCCGTTCCCGTCCCTTTGAAAGTTAGGTGGAATCCTTCAGCCCCATAAGCACCTGTGTATTTTTTTGGTATCCACACACCCTCAGATGTTTCGCCAAAAGATGTTGGATCTAAGACTACCCCATCAATAAAATTAACTTCAGCAATGTATCCATCAAACTCTTGAAAATGGTCGCCAGCACTATTCAATCCACACCCAACAGAATGTTTTGCGCTTGGTTCATTCCAATAAGCATTCGTGCTAGTTGGGTATGTGGCGGTGGCAAAACTTGTTTCTTGAACACCGTTGACATACAATTTGAAGCGTTCTGTGCTTGTGCTGTTATCAATGTCTAAGGCGACAACTATATGATAATAAGCAGAGGCATCACGAAAAAATCTATTTGTTACGAAATTTATTACGATTGGATTACCAGCAAAAAATGCAAGTTTGTCATTGCTTTCAAAACCAAAATATCCGTAATTTGTGCCTTTGCTCACACCCATAAATCTTGTGTTTGAGCCTAATTTTCCACGCTTGACCCAAAGAGAGATGGTGCAAGTCCCTTCGTCATCTGCGCTTGCAGAATGGGTGTGGACAAGCATTGGGTCATCAGCTTGGTTGACTCGCAAAGACTGGTCAAGGGTGTGACTAAAAAAAGATATTGATGGTAGAAACCAAGAATTACCGAATACGCCAGACATTCTGCCCCCTAACTAAACGCAAGCTGTGGCGTTCCCAAGAGGATTTTATTATCTGTTTGAATAGCATACGGCACTAAATCAACCGCGTTAGCGGCTGACGAAAGCGTTAGGGCGGCATTTGCGGGTGTGATGTAGTCACTAGCGGGGCTAACGCTTCTGCTACCTGAGCCATCTTGTATGAATATTATAAACCCTACCTGACCGCCGTTGTCCGCATCAGTCGTTGGGTTATCAAGGCTTATGCTTGTGGCTCCAAGTGTGAGAATAAAGTTTTGAAACGTATCAAAATCAAGAGTTGTGGCACTGCTTATTGAGGCGGTCTGTGTGTTGCCCTGCATAGCTTTGCTGAATGTTGCGCCACCCGCAAAAGTGACTCCGCCGCCAAATGATGTCGGGCTAGTGATATTGGCTGGCAATGTAACGCTCTGTTGAGCCTTGCTTTGAAACACCACATAAAAATCATCTGTGGATGCGACCGAACCTGTCATGGTCATAGTTGTGCCTGATACCGTGTATGCAACATTCGGCTCTTGGCGCACATTGTTGACAAACACCTCAACCTCATTGGCGTTTGCAACTGCGTGATCAAGGGTAAAGCCTGTGCCACTACCCCCTGTCAAATCTTGGTAAGATACTGCGCTGAATGACCTAGCTAATATGTTACCCAGATATGGCATTAAGTGATCTCCATGTAACTGAAATAAGCGTTGAGAGAATTTGCCGTATCACACTTGATTGCTAATGAGTCACCGCTTTTCATCACAATCTTATTGCCGCCAAAGTATTCCAGAGATGAACCCGCTGGCACTGGGATGTCTTTCATTGTCTCCGTGTTATTGAACGCAAGCGTGACAAGCACCTGTGATGTGCCAACATTAGAGAACAAAAGGCCAATGCCAACAGTCTTTGTTGTAGCGGTTGTCGGGCAGAAATAAAGCGAGTGCAAAGTGTTTGCCGCCATATTCGTGCCATCAAGAATAGCCCTGTCAAAGTTGTTAGCCATGAGCCACCCCCTACGCTACATCGTCAATCAGCGCACATACTATTGCAGTCACACTCGCATCACCCGCTGAATCAATATCAGATGAAACAGCGTGTAGGTTCCCAACCGTTGTGTTTGGGCATCTCAAAGTAAATGTCTGGCTTGGTCCGACAAAAATACCATCCACCAAGTCATTGGCGGCTGTGCCACCATCTAAACACAGCATGATGCCATCTGTCGTACTTTGGTTTTGTATGAATAAAAACTTAACCTTATCAGATGTTGTGATTGCCGCTGGCGCACTACCAGCCGCGACTGCCGTGTAATCTGTGAAACTGCCAGCTATCAAATCACCGCTGGTCGTTGATATTGTGGTGAGTTTGTAATACCACTTATCATTTGCGTCTGCTGGCGCAACGCTCATTGACCCAGTGAAATTCTTTGCAATTTCATCAGGCAACACCGTCACTGTGGTTGAAACGATTGCATCATCTGCCATTTTGCTCTCCTTATCCTAGCGCGATTGCTATGGCTGTTGGGTCTTCTGCACCTGCAACCGCTGTCACAGTCTTACTAGTCTGGTTGAACGTAAACAAATCAATATGCTGACTGTTCGCAGAATCTCTCATTTTCAACTTGTCATCACTTGTATCATAGAACAACTGATTCGCAAAGTTGGTTGATGGGGCGGATGAACCAGAATTTGTAGTAGCAACCGCTGATAGAACATTATTGATATCTGTTCTGGTTGCTGGGAATGTCTGGTTTGCAATGTTGTAATCGTGTTGTGCCATGTTTGCTCCTATGCGGTGATTCTACCGTGACCCTGTGCTACGAAATCAAATGTTCTATCAACCACATTGCCATTTGATTCCTTAAAAGTAATTGTGAACCCAGATGTCGTTTTGTTTGTGATTGTATAAAACTCGCCACTATTCATATTTTGACCCATGATACTTATACCATCAATAGAACCGAAAGCGTTAGTGAATGTTATCACCTTACCTGTTGAGGCAGTACCGCTTGATACGTTACCCTGTGATTCAGTGCGTTTTTTGAGTGATATATTAACGGTCAAAGCAGACACCACAGGCGTATCATCAATATCCGTGGTGTTCATTTTCAGCCTAAACTTGAACCCCCTTGCAGAATAATCCCCCGCAACCACCCGCGAAAATGCGCTAAATGTAGCTGAACCGCTTGCTGGGTCATCATCTGTGGTGGCTATTTGAAGCTCACAATCCGTTGTAGCCTGTGATGCTGGCTTCACAACATCATACTGGCGGCGGGTCTGGGTAATGCTAAATGATACTCTTGATGTTTGTTTGTTAGTCAAATCAACTACACTGTCAAATTCATAAAAGCCTTCTGTGGCGACAACGCCATCCACACCGCCATCAAACAAACCATCCGCATCATCAAACAGCCCTGAACCGCTATCAAATAGTATTGTTGTCTCAAGAACTAACACATCTTCGTCTGATGGCTTGATGACGTTGGTTTTTGTTCCAGAAAAAGATGGGTTTTGTGTATTTGTTGCAACCACCTTGAACTCTGATGCTACAGGTGCTTCATCAATTATGCCTATAGTCTGCGCCGCTGTTGCTGAGTTATTGCCAAACTTATCCACGGCAACACAAAAATAAGTACCCTCTAAAGCTGGCACTATGACGCTGTTAGCTGGCCTTGATACCTTTTGCGCTAGGGTGATGCCACTTGAGAAGTCACCGCCGCTGGTGACGCCTTGGTGGCGTATTACATAGTGGCTCAAATCTTCATCAGTAACAGGCGTCCAAGTTAGCAGAGCGTTATCACCAAGATAATCCAGTGTGAAGTCAGACACACTGCTTGGGGCGGTTGTGCCTTTACCCGCTACCGTATGCGTTGCGGTGGCATAATCAGAGTGAACACCGAATGAGCTTATTGACCTAGCCCTTACATCATATGTTACACCCGCCTCAACATTAACAAGCTCAAACACATTACCCTTTTGCTGGCCTAGTGATGTATAATCTGCATCTTGCTGTTGCTTTGCTTCAACCTCAAAAACATCTGCGTATGGGCTATCAGATGTCACCGTTGCTCTAAGTGTAGTAATCGCCCCCTGTTGAAATGTTTGCACTACATCTGTCACCGTGAGGGTTGGCGCGGGAACATTGAATATATCAGGCAGTGTAGAATCATCGTCTGCAAATGTTTGTTCTTCGGCGTTCCAATCATAAACCGCCGCGTTTGTTTCTCGCAATGTAACCTCAACACCTATGCTCTGCCCACCAACAACGGCGATATTCCATTCCGCTACCTCAAAATCTTTGTTAGAAAACCCATATCTTGCTAACGTAACTTGAACCGTGTCACCGATTGCAAAATTAAAACCTTTCATGGATAAGGTTGATGAGATTGTTACTTGTTGTCTATTTCTGAAAAGTACAATCTTTGCCAGACGCTGTGCGCGTGCGCTATCTGTTGTGTATGGCAAATCATAATCAAATGTGTGCGTTTCATTGTTATCTTCAGTTTTGAATGTGGCTGATGTTACTGGCGGGTAATCCGTTGGGATATAATCTGTGCTTACAGGTGAGTATGTGCCTTTGACTGTATTGTATTGATCAGCCAGACTTGTTTTTGCTTGCAATTCAATAGGCGCGACAAAATCACTTTGCACAAGGGACACTGATGGACTTCTGTACTCCGCGACCAGCAACCTAAACTTGCCGTTGGTATAATTAAGGATTCCCCCACATGAAGATAACATATCTTCAATAATCTTTTTAGGTGTGCGGTTTGTTTCAAACGTGCCATCCATTGTGTAGCGTTTCTGAGTATCTCCTGTCGCTAAAGTAACATTTTCATCACAAGCATTTGCCGCCGCTATAAATGATGTGTCATCTATTTCATCTGCTGAACAACCAAGTCCAAACCTTGTGTTGGTGAGGTAATCCCTGATACAAAGCGCGGGATTATTTGAAAAAGCAGTGCTTGAATCCCTTGGATCAAATACTTTTTTGCCTCTTACTGTTGCAGAGATATTTGGCAGACCCCTTGGGAAAGCATCTCTATCAAAATTTAGCTGGCAATACATATACGCAACACCGCGTTGTCTATGATCTGTTGTCCACTCTTTGACCCTCTGCGTGAGAAGCGTATCTGCATCTTGGTCATCTGCGCCTGTGTGGGTATTAATCTCAACCAATTTTGCGCCAGTAAGGACATTGCCTTTGCGGAATCTCTTTGGGGCGGTGACTTCATTATCTGCCATGGTCACTGTGGAATCATCAATCCTGAATGAATCAAATCCATCAATCTCATGGCAAGCCATTGAGATAATCATGTGCAAATCTTTATCATCATTTGTTGTTGATATGTACGTTAGAACACCAGATACTCGCATTGTGCCATATACAACCCTGCGCGGTTGCGCTGGCTGTTTAATCATCTGTGTTCTGTTGCCAGCTTGACTTACAAAATCACCATAGCCTGAAAGGTCTGGCATATCTGGGGTTGGTGATAATGCTGTAAGCGCGGCTGATGCCGCCGCATAAATAGCAACTGATGTTAGAAAACTATATGCGCCAACAGGACCAAGCACCGCGAACATGACCACGGCTTGAATCAAGGTTGCTGGATCAGTTATTGCTTTGAAGAAACTTTTGAAAAACCCCATTAACCAGCACCCCAATCAACGGCTTTTTCTTGTAAACTCTCCACAAACTTGAATCCTAAATCACCAGAAAACTCTGTTTGCTGGTCAACATCGGTATAACGGCGCACTCTGTTTCTGTTCAAATCTATAAGGCGGCTCTCACATGATACTTTGACTTGTGCGTGTTCCCCATCATCAGAGATAGACATTTTGTCCATTCTGCCTTTGAACAAAGTATATGGATCAGCCACCACTGTGTATGAATCAGTCAATGAACCAATGTAGATGATAGCAGAACGCCCTTGATAATTTTCTGTAAGAGCGGTGGATACGAGTGAAGAATCAAGCCCATTGAATGACACAACCATACCATTCGCTTGAACCGCCCCATTCTCAGTGATTGGCGATATGCCTAGCACCTCACCAGTGCCGACAAATGTTGTACTGGCAAATGTAATATTACCAAGCCCTGTCCAGACACGCACATTTGCGCCTGAAAAAGCTAGGTCAACCGCAACAAATGGGCGGATTGATTGTGATGTGAATACGGTGTTTAACGCACTGGTTATTCCACGGCTCATGATGCCCCCAATACGTTACGTTGATTTGCCCTTTTTGCTAGGTGCTTTGCCGCCTTCCCATGCCTCATTGACATCGGGAGTGCTTGGGTCATCGCCAATAAGCGTGCCATCAGCGTTTCTAGCCCTTGTGGGGGTGCTTGCCTTCGTTTCTGTAGGTTTTACTACCTTGGTTTCTTCAGCCGCCCCTTGCTCAATAAATGCGGCGTTCCTCGCCTTTTCCCAATCTTCTGAATTGGATAATTCTTCACCTTCACTGTAGGTGCGGGTAACTGACCCCAGCTTATTGGCTACACCAATCGCTTGTCTGATCATTACTATAGCCATCTGACTCTCCATAAGTAAGGGAGCAAGGTTAGTTGATACCTAGACCTTGCCCCCATCTTTTTAGGCGTTGTGAGCGTCAAACGCATTATCACCAGTATGACGAGCGTTACCCTTGATAACCGTTGTTCCCAATGGTGTACCAGTTGAGTGTGTGCCTGTCTTGGCGACAGTTGTGCGAATGTACCGCTTACCACCGATATAACCAACACGATATGTCGCGCCTGTGGAATCTGGGTTGCCGCCTGTACCAGCGGTTCCAGTGCCATCAATTTTCAAGAAAACACCGTCTGCGGCAATAGTGCCATCAACGATGCCAGCTTGAGCAACATCTGTGAATGTTGAGTTATCATCGGACTCCTCTAGGCCAATCTCAAAAAAGACTGAACCAGAAAGAGTGTCACCCTCTGCACCAATGGTGACAACAACCGTTGCGCTTTCATAACCCTGAAGGTCAACGCCTGTGCCATTTGATGCGGCGGTGGTAACAGCCACTTTGTGTGAAAGGGCTGTTGAGATGCTGTTTGAAAGGTCTTTCATATCAACTCTCCCTTATGCTGAGACTTTTTGCTTGCGTAGAGCTTCAGCCAAGATAACCTGACCGCCCACTCTTGCACGAGCATAATAACGAACACTGCCTGTGGATGCCTGTGTGAATGGATCACGCAAGATTGACAGGTTGACTCTATCGACAACCATGTAGCCTCTTGAGAAATCACCAAACATTACAGGAAACGCACCAGCAGAAACATCTGGCATATCAGGCATCTCAATATATGGATAACCCAAAACAGTATTTGGCACACCAGCGGTGAGCATCATACCAGCTTGGAACACATATTGGCCCGCTGTATCCTTGAGCTTGCGGATTGCCGCCAAGGTTGTGCGGTTGAAGATCATTGATGCACCTGTGCCATATGGTGTTTTCACCGCATGAACAAGGTCAATCAAGCCATCACCTGTGAGTGCCGCGCCAGCACCAGAGTTAGTTTCACCAACACTAGAGTTGGTCAACAAACCTTCTGGCTGACCTACGGAGCTTCCGCTGATAAAGGCTGTGCCTTCATTCTTTGCAAGCTGTGTTGCGAACTCTTCTTGCATCTCTGCTTCCAGATTAAACACAGAATCCTCAAGCATCTGATTTGAAATATCAACCAGAGCGTAATGCTCATGGGTTGGGATTTCTTCCAACTGAGTTGTGTAACCAGTTGTTTCAGACTTTGTGCCTGTCTCAGCTACCCATGACGCACTAAATGTTGCAGTACGGCTTGGCATCTGAATTGATTTCTGGCTGGTGGAACGCACCCTTGCGATTGTACGCAGTGGTGAGATTTCTGTGATGGTCTTAATCAACTCATTCACATACTCTGGCGGGGCCAAGAACCCTGCGCCTGTGTCATTATTCACAGTCAGAGCTTTCACCTCATCAGGCTCTAAGTCCTTTTCGCCTTTACGCAACCACTTGTCAAAAGCCTTGACAGAGAAATCAACTTGCTCTGTTGATACGCCAGCTTCAGGACGCTTCAACATTGCTTCCATGTTGTCCAGCTTCTCACCGTACTGCTTTTGCTCTTCTTGAGCCAAAGTCAGCTTTTGGTTTATGTCCTCAAAGCGGTCAAGATCAGCTTCAATATTTTTCAGCTTTTCCTCAACCAGCGGGTCGGACGAACCCTTCTTCTCGATTTCCGCAAGTCTTTCGTCATTGGTAGCCTTGAACTCCTCGAAGGCTTTAGCCATTGAATCGACTGCGGTTTTGACATCATCACTCATGTCATGCCCCTTTTACGATTTTAGGATGTTGGTTAAATTGGTAATGGAATCCACTACCCCCTGTTGCTCATCGCCAACCTCGCGCTGGTCTAAAGCCTTACAAACGGCTGATGCCGCCACTTTTGATTCTGAACGAGATAGCCCACCTTCATCCCGAAGGAAAGTCTCCCAGTCCCGAATCGACCTTTCCTCTGCCTTGACTGCACTGATGCGTGCCTTCGGGTTCATTGGAAAGGTAACTGCACTGATTTCCATTAGGTCAACTTCTCTGAGCATACGCTTCTTGCCACGCTCATCATAGCTGTACCCCTTGGCATCAACCCTGTAACCCACTGACAAGCCATCTATCGCGCCCATTTTCATAAGCTCATAGACCTCTTTGCCTTTTTGGGTATTCATTGCAAGCTGGCCTTTGACATACAAGCCATTGCCATCTTCTTTTATCTGTGTGTAAACGCCGATTGGCTCTTTGGTGTCATGCTGGAAAAGCATTTTGATTTTCCGCGCACCCTTGGCTCTTAGTGATTTACGGAACGCCCCATTGACAACAACATCATTACCCAAGTCTTTATTACCGAATACAGATGCGTAGCCTTCAAACATACCCTTGTCTTTGTCATCGTCATCATCTTCATAGGCTTTTAACTCTAAGTCAGCCTCACAATCAATGTATCCAGTCTCAAGAAATTTGACCTCATCACATTCATCAAATGCTGGGGCATCATCCATCACAGTCTCCTTTTTACCATCACGGTAACTGCTCAGACAGACTGCAACCCGCTGGTCACGCTGTGAGTATTCACTAAGCATAGTGCTATCTTCGATGCACCTAGCCATAAAATCAGGTTCGCTTTCGCCACTTGTAGGTTTGGGAATCGGCATAAGCTACTCCTATTCCCGCCCAGCATACACTGTAAAAACCAAATAAACAACGCCGATTATGCGAATCACCTAGACACAAAACAAGCCCAAAATATCCCCCCGATGCAAATATCATTAAAAATATTTTCACAGATAGACAGGCCCAGGAATTAAGTCCTTGTTTTTATTAGATTTTATATTGTGTATTTATAAGGTATATCTGTTGACAAATGTAAACAATGAGATTAGATTCTCATTATGACCAAATCATTAACTAGGAGTTCAATTATGAAAACGATTGCTGAATATATGACCCGCGCCGCTGTTGCTATGGCTGATGGCAGTTTCCCATCTAAGGCCGCTCAAAAAGATGCCCTTGATGATGTTAGCCGCGCTTTTGACAAACTTGTCGATACAAAAAATCGTGATGGCTTGGACGCCGCTGGTTACAGCTTTTGGGATTTGCCAAGCTATCCGCATCAGCTTAAAGCAAAGCATGAGCCAATTTTCAAAGCCGCTGACATTGATTGGGATGTCGCTCAAAAGCTAGTTGAGATGCGTAACGACATCAAGGCTATGCCAATTGTAAAGCCAGCCCCAAAGCCTGTTGCAAAGCCCACTGGCAACCAAGCCACTCATCAAGGCACTTGCCAGATTTGTGGTTGCGTTCACAAGGTCAGCAACAAAAGCGGCAAGATTGCCACTCATGGTTACACAGTTGAATACGGATATTTCAACGGTGAGTGTGGCGGTGGTCATCAGCTTCCGTTTGAGGTTTCATGTGACCATCTGAAAAAGCACATTGATGACATGGTTGTCGCCATCCACTCAATCGACCCAGAGGGTTTCCGCGAATACAAGGATCGCTATGGTCGTGACCGCAAGGTTTCTAACAAGCAGATCATCGAATCACTACAACAGTCAGTTGTGTACCAGCGTGAGCGTCTAGCTGGCTGGACACCAAAGGAACTTATCGAGGTGGGGGCTTAACAGCCCCGCCCACCAACGACCAAACCAAAGGAGAAATGGAAATGGGAAAAGTTTTTACAATCACTGATATGGCTCGTAACCAAGATTGGACAGTGCGGGTTGTCTTTGAGGGTGACAG